CTTTCCCTAATGGAATTCTCACACAAGAACCTATTACTCGTGTTATCAGCGGAACCAGTATCGAACTAATTTCCGATACTGCTATCCCTTTTACGGTATATTGTTCTTAACGATAAACTATCAGAAGTTAAATAGACCCATTATTTGGACTCCCCAATCCACCCCCACAATTTTGGGAGAGCCTTATGGCTGTTCACATCACCAGCGGCACTACTGTGAGTAACGTTGTTACTACAGTTACATTTGCCAATTGGTATCACAATATTGAAATTATTAACAGAAGCTCCGGAGATATGTGGGCCCGTGTAGACGGAGTAGACCCTACTGTTGCTGGAGATGAGTGTTTCTTTGTAGCGCCTCTGGGTTTTGTTGATGTAGTTAATCCTAATGTCCCACCAGAACCTGCTTCAGGCACAACGTCAAATACTGTAGTTAAGATCATTTCTGCTGCCACAGCTACCTTTACTATTCAAGCAGGTGTCTAATGGCTTCTAGAGGAAGTTTTGGCGCAGGGCCACAAGGACCCGCAGGGCTGTCTACAGGCCCTGCCAGTGGTGACTTGGGAGGAACCTATCCAAGTCCTACATTACAGCCTACAGCGAGCGTAGCGAGCATTATTAGAGCTAATACTCTTGACCAATTAGCTCCCGCTGCGGCTAATGTTAATTTAAATACCCATAAGATTATTGGTTTGGTTAATGGAACTGTTAGTACAGATGCTGTAGCGTTTGGGCAGATTCCTACAACTCTGCCACCTTCAGGAAGTGCTACAGGGGATCTTGCAGGCACATATCCGGCACCAACACTGAATACTACATCTAATGTAAGTACTATTATCAGAGCTAATCGTTTAGACCAGATGGCTGCTCCAAGTGCTTCTGTGAATATGAATAACCAGAAGCTTACTAATGTATCTAATGCGACTGTAACAAGTGACGCAGTTAACTTGGGACAAGTTCCTACCTCCTTACCTCCAAATGGTGCCGCCAGTGGAGATTTGTCCAGCAGTTATCCTGCTCCTACTGTAGCTAAAATAAATGGTATTTCCGCATCGGGTACCCCAGCTTATGGTCAAGTACTAGCAGCTAATACTTCCAGTGCCGCTACCTGGCAGATTCTTCCAGGATTTATGGCATCAACAGGTGTGACGTCTGGTGGCGCTATGACACAAAACGGTAGCGATTCAACGGCTTTTGATATCGTACAGACAGTAGGATATATTACTGACTATGTAACTACCCCAGCAAATCCCACTATTACTAAAGTAACTATTCCAGCGCAAACAGTAGTAATATCTGGTCTTAATGCGACAAGAACAGTAAACTGGTGGGTGGCAGATTCAACAGGCACTATTAGTAGCATTGGTTCTAATCACTTAACTGAGACACAACGTCGTAATATGCTTCAGTTAGGAGCTACTGCCAGCGTTCCAGGAACTGGTCAGATTCTTACTATTGCTCCTGCTCCCACACAATTAGTTCAGCCTTATAATCAGCTGCAAGATCTAATGTTGTCGTTGGGACCTTTCAGTATTTCTGGTAATATTATTTCGTTTAATGGCGCTAATCTAGCTTTCAATAAAACGGCGGGTACCGCTTTCTTCCCTAATTTCAAGGCATCGACAGAGCCTAATGATCCACACACGGTAGATGACCCAGCATCCGCACCTTCATCCTTCAGATATTCCACACAGTTAGCAGGGTCAGAGGGTGGAGCACTACTATCAGCACTTGATCCAACACATTATGATCTTGCCGGAGTAGTTACGCTGATTCCTGGTGGAGGAGCTACATCTACAATACAAAGGGTATGGTTATTCGGTACAGGAGTAGCTTCTACACAACTTCTTGTTCAGTACGGTCAAAATACTTACCCGTCACTATCCGCTGCAACGGCAGCTATCGGTACCACAAATTACACAGTTAATCCTGATATTACAGGTTCTGGCATTTTACTTGGTTGGATAACTATGACAAAAAATGCTACTGACTTATCCAATGCTGCACAAGCAGTATTCACTCCTGCTGCTAAGTTTGCAACGCCGTGACCCCCACTACTAAGGAGCCAATATGGCTTTTGAATTCTTCTCAGAAGATAATGACGGTAACCTGTATATATACCCAATGTGTGTGGCTTTCTCTACAACCTCTGATTCAAGTGGCCACTGGAGTGTAGATATCACTAACGCAGGACTTACCCATATTCACTCTGTAAGTGCTACTGGAAAGTCCCCAGATAATACTCCTGCTAATGCTGTCAGTGCATCAGTCAGTACCTTTTCTACTTCCACAGTATCTGGTGGAGTGCATAAGTCCCAGGCAGTTCCCGCATTAGGTGGTTCACCTGTACAAAGTGCTGGAGCTGTTACAGTATACATAACTGTATTAGGTGATCAGTCATAAAGTAATTTGTGATACCCTGTACGCATAGAGATATTAATTCGAAGAATAAGGTACCTAAATGTCAATGACGTTCTACTCTCCATCTATGAGAGCCGCTACTTCAGACCTGGCTATTGCGATTTCGCCACTAGGTCTGGTTGAGCTTTCTGACGAAGAGTTTGAAATGCATGGACCGCGCTTGAATCGCTATGCCGAATACTGGGCTTGGTATTTAGGTCATCACTGGGGAACTCGTCGTGAGTTCGGCGATCCTCAACTTACCTTCAATTATGTACAGGCTTTTGCCGATTATATTAATAACTTCTGTTTCTCCAGAGGCATTTCCTTTGACACCGTTAAAGAGTACGACCATATTGTTCCTGCGCTGCTGAAGAGAATTTGGCAGATGGATAACAACATGAAGGCCGTTACTTGGGAGATGGGTCAGCAAGGAGGCGTCTCTGGAGATTCTTTCGTTAAGGTGGCGTATGAATCAGCATGGGTTGATGAAGCAGGTAATAACCACGATGGAAGAGTACGTATCCTTCCCCTCAACTCCGCTTACTGTTTCCCAACGTGGCATCCTCATGACAGGGATCGTTTACTCGAATTCAAGCTCAAGTACCGCTTTTGGGGCACCAATACTGAGGGAACCCGTAGTGTATACACATACACTGAATTAATTCGCTCTGATATAATTCGTGAGTATGTCAATGACGAGTTAATTGACGAGCGCCCTAATGCACTGGGTGTTATTCCTATTGTGCATATTGCTAATCACCCTGCTTCCGGATCTCCTTGGGGAATGTCCGATGTGCAGAATTTGATCAGTCTTAATCGTCAGTACAATGAGACAGCTACTGATATTGCTGACATTGTGAATTATCATGCCGCACCTATTACTGTTGTTATTGGTGCGAAGCCTTCTCAGCTTGAGAAGGGAACTAATCGTGTGTGGTCCATCGGGAACAAGGATGTAACTATTCATAACCTTGAAAACGGAGTGGAACTAGAAGGCCCTCTTGATGCATTGAATATGCTCAAGGTGGCTATGCACGAGATGACTGGTGTCCCTGAAACAGCTTTAGGACAGAGTCAGCCTATTTCAAATACTTCTGGTGTTGCTCTTGCCATTCAGTTTTATCCTCTAATGCAAAAGTTTGAGCTAAAGAAGATACAATATGGTAAGGGACTACAAAAAATAAATGAGTTAGCTTTAAGAACTTTATTTATTTTTGAACCTGAAGCGACACTTTATAATCCTGATACTGAGGGAATTATAAAAGAAGGTCAACCGTTTGCAATTGATCCAAGAGATCCTTTGGTTTACTTCAGTGATATCGACTGGCCATCACCACTTCCTGTTGACAAGCTTGTAAAGCTCAATGAGATTGGGGCCATGATGAATATGGATCTTGAGTCTCGTAGAGGAGCATTGAAGGATCTGGGTGAACAGTTCCCAGATGAGAAGCTTCAAGAAATCTTTGATGAGCTTCACGAGGATGCAGTTAGAGATGGTGCTCTACGTATGTTGAGAACTCAGATCGATTCTGTAATTCAAGAATTGACTGGAATGGTTCCACAACCTGACGGTACTTCAGAGCCTGTAGCCCCTGGAGAAGATGCCCTAGGAAACCCTGTAC